CATTATAAGCCCTATATTTATTAGTAAAGGGTTATTATATGAGTGCAGACTACGAACTATTTAAAGGTACTACATTTTCCGACTTAATGCGTGATGTATATCACAATTCTAAAAAGAAGTCGCGTCAGATTGATACTTTAATACAAGAATTACAGCCATTAGTAAAGAATGTAGGCGATGCTACGGTTATAGTACCGTTAATCGCAGAATATCTAGAAGTATCTGTCAGAAATGATGATGCTTTAGTTAAATTAACATCTATCGTACAACGTTTAGTATCGGCTAATGGTAAGGGCGAGGAAGATGGAAATGAATTCGGCCTTACAGATGAAGAACGTAAACGATTGATTCAAGAAGCAGAGAGTGAAGTAAAAGCTATTAAAGCTGCTGACGATGCGATAAAGGATAAGTAATGGCGTCATATATGACACAAGGAGTAGTAGTTAATACAACTCCATTATATACTGTCTCACCTGATTTACGTGCCTTAGGGAAATTAAATGGACAAAATTTTCCACCTGGTACTATAGTTGTACAGAAAATGCAAAAAGGCCCGAAGTCTAATCTTGGGGCATCGTTAACATATGCATTTCCATTAGAATTATCTGATTACGCAACACCGTTAAAAGGAGAACATGTTTGGTTATATAGTTCACCCGACGGATCCGGTAGGCCGACAAATAGATGGTATTATTCAAAAATAGTTAACGTACATAATACTTTAAATACAAATTCACTACCAGATATTTATGATCTTACTGTACAGCCTAGCAATATATCTAGCTATCAGCAAGGTGGTATTCGTATGGTAACTGGAGAAGCGCCTCAATTGGAATATATTTCTCATACAGAACGAGAAGTTGCTCCGTTGCAGCCATATGAAGGTGATCGTCTAATTAGTTCTAGATATGGTAGTGCCATTAGATTTTCATCTAACATTAACAAGGGACAGTCGAATTACTTTAAATCGAATCCGCCATGGAAGGGGTCTGGCACTAATAGTCCCATCATGATGTTAACATCTGGATTAGCTAATTCTAACGAATTTTATACTATCGAAAAACCTGACGAAGATAAAAGTTATATTTACATAGCAAGCGATCAGAGTATTACTATGACTACAGCACAACAAAAAATTGGAACAGCTCGGTCACCTAGTAATTATACTAACGGCCAAATAATAATCGGCTCTGATAGATTATTCTTTAATGCTCGACGCGATGATATAACATTAGTCTCAAAATCTACAGTAAATATAGCCACTTCAAATTGGGCAGCTGACATGGATAAGTTTTTTACCCAAGTAGAAAGAATACAAGAACAGTTAACTAAATTAACGGCTCAAGTTTCTACATTATCATCTGCATTAGTCGCATCATCTGCAGCGGATATAATTCCAGGTATTATACCCGGAGCTCTTATCTTGAATCCAGTCGCTAATTCTATTACTTCGCAAGTAGGTACTATATCAACAGAATTAAGTAATATCAGTACTACATTAGCAAGTTTAAAGCAGTAACATATTTATATAAAAATAGAAAACTTATGGATAGTAAATCATTTTTAAAAGCTTTACAACTCATGATACGTGAGGAAGTTCAAAAGGCAGTACGTACTGAGTTTAAGAAAATGTTAACAGAACAATCTTCACAACATGTTGTACAACATGGTATACGTATGAATACTCAAGCTATACCGAAGAAGAAAACTAATAAAACATTTTCTAAAGATCCGCTACTTAACGACTTATTAGCAGAAACTGCTGCTAGCCCTATGGCTATGACAGAAGATTGGCCAGCGATGGATTTTCGTGCGGAGATGGCACAAGGATTTGGTATGATGAAATCTGCAGGACATGATATTCCGCATACTACTACAATTGCCCCTACACATGATGTTAACGGCACGCCAGTTAATACTAATAACGAAAATGTAGCTACAATTGTTAATGCAATGACAAAAGATTATTCTGCATTAATGAAGGCAATAGATAAAAAGAAAGGCGTTAATTAATGGCTAGGCCAATATATAGATATCAGCCGATTAATCTATTCCCGGATCGTACGATAGGTATAAAATTGCCGTTTAATCGTAATGTACCTGGTAATAATTCTAGAACAGATATTGATTCATATTCTGGTAATACCAATGGCGGCGGGTTATTTTCGTTATCTAAAACAACTGAAGAACAGGCTACTAGTAATTTTATTAATTTAATTTTAACAGAAACCGGCGAACGTATAATGCAGCCAAATTTTGGTACTAATCTTCGCCGTGTATTGTTTAACCAAAATACGGATTCATTGGCATATGCAGTCGATGATGCTATTCGTAGTGCTATAGCGCTATGGTTACCTTATATTGAATTAGTTGACATCGATCTAGACCGTGATCCGGATAGACATATTTTTTCTGTTAAACTTGTATATAAAGTAACTAATTTTCCTGCAGAACGTGTTATTAATGTATTATTATCTGAAAATATTATACAAATAGCTCCGCAAGAATCTTCACCTAGAGTTACTAGATTAACGCCCGTTGGGACATTTGGAGGATTTGTATAATGGAATTAGTTAAAAAAGATGTACGATATTTAAATAAAGATTTTGCGCAGTTTAGACAAAACTTAATAAACTTTACACGACAATATTTTCCAAATACGTATAGTGATTTTAATGAGTCATCCCCGGGTATGATGTTTATTGAAATGGCTTCATATGTAGGAGATGTTTTATCATATTACACAGACCAATCATTTAGAGAATCGTTACTTAAAACAGCAAACGAAGATGCGAATGTATTGATGTTATCACAATTATTTGGATATAAGCCGAAACTAAATTCGGCTGCGCTTGTTACGTTAGATATATATCAATTAGTACCATCTATAGGATTTGGTGTTAATGCTCGACCTGACTATCAATATGCGTTATCTATCAAAGCAGGTATGCAAGTTTCAGCTCCAACTGGAGCTACTACTAACAGAACGGTATTTAGGACTATTGATCCTGTAGACTTTTCTAGTAACACCCCGGAAGATCCTACAGAAGTATCTGTATATGAATTAGATTCTGCTGGCAATGTTTTGTTTTATTTACTTAAAAAACATGTGCAGGCCGTATCAGGACAAATTATAACTAGAGATTATATATTCGATGATCCAAAGCCATATGATAAAATAACGTTACCTGAAATAAATGTGTTAGATATAATTAGTGTAGTAGATAGCGAAGGTAACACATGGAATCAAACCGACTATTTAGCACAGGATACTGTATTTGAAGATATTGTAAATATACCATATAATGATCCAGACTTAGCTATTTATCGTAGTACAGTTCCATATATCTTAAAGTTACGTAAAACTCCTAGACGATATGTAACACGTATAAGAGCAAATTATCAAACTGAGTTACAGTTCGGCTCAGGTATTAGTTCAGATGCGGATGAAGAAATTATTCCAAATCCTAAAAATGTTGGATTGGGTCTAAATTATTTAGAACGTACTACAAATTCAAATATTGACCCGTCGAATTTCTTATATACTAGTACATATGGATTAGCTCCGTATAACACTACATTGACTGTACGATATACTGTCGGAGGTAGTGTAGATGAAAATATATCATCAAATGTATTGACAATCGTTGATTCAGCACAATATAATCCTAATCCATATAATGTAGATTTAACGTTTACAAGAACTACATTAGCCGTTAATAATCCAACGCCTGCAATAGGCGGAAAAAGTCGTGATGAACTAGAAAGTATACGTCAAAATGCTATGGCTAGCTTCGCAGCGCAAAATAGAGCAATTACACGAGAAGATTATATAGTACGTTGTTATTCAATGCCAGTAAAATATGGATCCATTGCTAAAGCATATGTAGTAGCTGATCAACAAGTTAATGCATATGATATTACATATCCACGCGAAACTATTCCGAATCCATTAGCTTTAAATGTATATGTATTGGCATATGATGCTAATAAAAACTTTGTATCGCCGAATTCTGCATTACAAGAAAATTTACGTACATACCTTTCTAATTATAGAATGTTAACTGACGGTATTAATATTAAAACAGCGCATATCATAAATATTGGTATTGAATTTGAAGTTATACCTCAGCCCAACTATAATAGTAACGAAATAATTTTAAAATGTATCCAACGTCTTAAAACAATGTTCGATAATGATAGAATGCAAATTAATGGGTCAATTAATATTTCAAATGTTATTAGTGATCTAGATCGATTAGAAGGAGTACAAAGTATACCTAAATTGGAAATACATAACTTATATGATACTACTGCTGGTTACTCTGGTAATGTTTATAACATAAATTTAGCAACACGTAACAATATTGTATATCCTAGTTTAGATCCATGTATTTTTGAAATTAAACATCCGGATACTGATATTATAGGTAGAGCAATTAGCATATAAGGAAGTGTACTATGTATCAATTATATTTTGTCGACAAAGATACTACAATATACGAACGGTTTCCTAACCGTAATACAGGAATAGATGCAATTCTAGAATTAACAAAAATTGCATCCGGATCTAAATTAAACGGAGAAATTCAAGCTGATACTTATAATAGTCGTATATTAATCGACTTTAGTAGTCAAATTTCAACGCTAGTAACAGCAATATCAAACGGCACTATTCCTCCTATAGGTAAAAATCCAAGATCATCATCTGTTTATCTAAATTTACGTGCTACCGACTCTACAGATCTACCTATATCATATACATTACAAGCTTTTCCAGTATCTCAATCATGGGTTAATGGAAATGGTAATTATAGTGATTTACCAGAAATTCGTAATGGAGCGTCATGGTACTATCGTGATGATTATGATACGGCTACTGCATGGAATACTTCATCTGCTGCTAGTAGCGGCAACCCAAGTGCTACTATTGTATATGGCGGCGGAACATGGATTACTGGATCTGGATATGAAGCTAGTCAATCATTTAGTTTTCAATCACCTGATATACGCATGGATGTTACGGATATTGTAAGTAAATGGACTACCGGGGTTATACCTAATTATGGATTCATAGTTAAACGTCCATGGGTAGATGAAATTTCTGGAGATATTTTAGGTAGTTTAAAATTCTTTTCACGTGAAACTAATACTATTTTTGTACCAAAATTAGAAGTTGCTTGGAATGATACAAACCTAGCTGGTACAGGTTCTGTAACAGAAATTTCTTCATCTGAATTATACGTGCCATATTTTAAAAATTTACGAGAGTCGTATAGAGATAATGACATCACTTTGTTTAGAGTAGGCGTACGCCCAGAATACCCGACAACTAATTATAGCATGATAAATTCACATTATTTAAATAATTTTAGATTACCTGCTACTAGTTATTATTCAATTAAAGATACAGTTACAGATGAAACTATTATACCTTTTAATAACGATGCAACACAAATTTCTTGTGATGTGAATGGAAATTATTTTAAAATAGCGTTTAGTACATTTATGCCAGAACGCTTTTATAAGATAGTATTAAAGGCAGTACATAGTGCCGGCGATATACAGATACATGATAACGGATATTATTTTAAAGTAGTTAGATAATGCCAACAACAAATAATAATTTATACGATAATCGTTATACGAGAAGACGTAATACATACGAAGAATATCCACAACCGACAGGTGTGTATACCGATGAACAAATTGATAATGTGCGTTACGACGCATATGGTCGTCCGTATTGGATATCACCTACGGCTCAAAACGATCCGTTAAATGAATTACAACGTGATGGCATGAACAT